ATACTGTCTGTCGGCGCATATGTGACATTAGGTAAATGACCCCCAAACAAAAACAAGTCGCAGTAGACGCCATGCTCAAGTCGAAGGGCTGGCAAGTAATCAAAGACGAGATGGAAAATTCCATTCTCCAAGCCGCATATCAACTATGTGATGGCCCTGCCATGCCCATAGAGGAAGTGCATTTTCGTCGCGGTTCCATGTGGGCCGCGAGGAAGTTCGTCGATCTCCCCACCGCAGTCAGCCAAATCTTGAATAACAATATCTTGATGGACGCTGCCAATCGTGGCGAGCTTAAACAGGACGCTACGGCCTCCTAACAATCATCCCGCTACGGCTGGAAAGGAAAGAACATGGCAGAGCAAGACGACCAAATGATTGCACAGATTGCAGCGCAGCAGCTAGGTGCATCACCAGAAGCAGCAGCCCCCCCACAACAAGCAGCCCCGCAAGGCCCGCCCCCAGAGGCACCCCCGACTATCAGTGAGCAGGCGCAAGAAAAGCTGGCCCCTGAAACCGAAGGCGACAAGCAACAGGAAGAAGCCTTTATCAACGTCGATATGGGCGATGGCCGCAAGCAGACTATGTCAGCCTCGCAAGTCGCAGGCATGAGCAGCCGCTATAAAGACTTGAACCACAAAAACGCCACCCGCTATAAGCCTATGGAGCCAGCCCTTCAGCTTATTGAAAACGTCATGGCGAACGCCAAACAGGCAGGCCACGACGTATCCGGCGACGACATGGCCCAGTTCTTACAGGCCAGCATTGAAGCCTACACCAAGAACCCGACTATGGGCGACCAGCGCGACGTAACCCCTGACCGCCCTGATGGCAACCGTGCGGCTATGGAAGCCGAAGACGAACTTGCCGCTTGGGAAGACGCGAACGCTGTGAAGCTGCCGCCAATGTATCGCCAAGGTATGCAGATTATCCAGCAGCTACAGGGCGAGAACAACGAGATGCGCCAGATGATGCAGGGCTTAGTCCAGCAAGCTCAAGGTGTCAGCCAAGACGCAGGGCAAGCCTTGCAAACTGCGAACACACGCGCCAATGACGCNTACAAGCAGCAAGCCGTCAACAACCTCAACCAGATGCAACAGTCTCTTGGCTTTCCTGACGACGCCGACACAGACTTCTTCAACTTCGCTTATGGCCGTGGCTACACTGAGGACGACTTCCTCGACCCCGAACTGACTATGAAGATCGGCCAAGACTTTGCCGCCAATCGCAGCCAGCCGGAGATGGAAAGACTACGCGCACTCAACGAACGCCGCCAAGCCTTCACTGGCGCGGTCAACCCTATGCCGTCTGGTGGCGGTAGCGGCGGTGCGCCTGTCAGCCCAGATCAGGGCTTTATGGACGCCGTAACCGCACAAGCCATGCAAAAGCGCGGTCTAGCGTAAAAAATGCAAAATTGCGGTCTAGCGTAATATGACGCGCACACCATAAAGACATGGCATGACGTACACGCCATAAAAAACTAGAGGGGGGGAAGACAAGCCCCCCTTCTTTCTGATTTAATACACAAGACAGGCAATGAACGCGCTACGGCCCGTTCGCCTATCGACATAGGTACGACAAGTCTACGTCGCTGTAGCCGCGAGACTGTTACTGCCCCACCCCACACACCTAGTTACAGGAGCTATAGCCATGACCGCTATACAAGGACTACGCGGGACAGGCCAGTTTACGACTGACTTCCGTCCCACTAACTACCGCGAGCTTTTTACGCTCTTAGAACCAAATGGCAGCGCACCCCTACAAGCATTGCTGTCTATGACGGGTTCCGAAAGCACGGATGACCCTAAGTACAACCACTACCGCGACGAACTTCCAGATCGCAAGTTGACAGTCAACGGTGCAGTTGCATCGACTTCGACTGCCGCCTTCACTATCGACGCTGAAAACGTAGACAAAAACTTCGTCGTGCCGGGAACCATTTTGATTAACGTCGCCACTGGCGAAGTTATGCGTGCGACTGCCGCAGTGAACGCTTCACACTCAATCGCGGTTGAGCGTAACATCGGTGGAACTTCACACCAAATTGCTGATAATGCAGATATTATTATCGGTGGGTTTGCGGATACTGAAGGCGGGTCAGCCCCGACTGCAATCTCGTTCGACCCGACTATGGATTTCAACTACACGCAAATCTTTAAGTCGAGCGTACAGGTTACAGGCACCTTGCAAAACACCTACTTGCGTACTGGTGACAAAGAGCAAGAGCAACTAACCAAAGCACTCAAGATGCACATGTCCGACATCGAACGGGCCATGTTCTTCGGGAAGCGTGCAGAGGTAAACGGCTCGACTGCATCGCCCCTTCGTTTCACAGGTGGTCTGCGTAACAGCATCACTGGTGTGACCGATGGCGCGTCTTATGGTGCTTCGTCGAACGTCATCACGGAGAAAGAATTTGATCGCTTGTTGATCGAAAACATCTTCGCATATGGCGGCTCGGAAAAGGTAGCGTTCTGTGGTGCTCGCGTAATCTCTAACCTAATGGAGATTGGCAAGAACCGTTGGCAGCCAACCCAGATCGACAACGCATATGGGGTATCGCTGTCGCGTTACACTACATACGCTGGCGACCTGTTGGTCTACATGCACCCGATGTTCCGTCAGGTGCCGGGTCTGGATCAAGAGATGATCATTCTCGACATGAGCGAACTGAAGTATCGCTACATGCAGGGTCGTGACACTCAGCTTATCCGCGACGTGCAGGCACCAGACTTTGATGGTGTGAAGCACATGTACCAAACCGAGTGCGGCTTAGAAATGCTACAATCGAAAGTACACCATCGCATCAAGGGTTGGAGTGCCGTCTCCTAACGAGGACGAACCGCTCCACAAAACTCTGTAGACTAGGGGCTGTAAGTAATTGCAGCCCCTTTTCATGTGGAGAAGACATGTCGGTACTAGACAAAAAGAAAGCGGCCAAAGCTAAAGTCGTAAACAAGAAAGCACAGGAAGCCGCAAGCTCAATTCGCAAGCTCCCTGATACGACTATGTTCATATCTAAGAACGAAGAAATACAACCTATTTCCATCTTTGTAATGGGTGAGGAAGTTAGATCGCGTTGGAATGGCGACCTAGAATACCTAACGTGGAATGTGCCTGCTCATCTCGTCGAGCGATTTGAGATGCACGAATTTATCGTACAAGGACGCATCATCCGAGCGGAGAGCGACTAATGGCATACCGCACCTACGACAGCGCGACTATAACAGGCAAGCTGCCTGCGAACGACGAGCCTCGTCACGACGACGAAGACGGCAAGTCAGTCGTCGGTGCGGTAGACTTACGCAAGTCCATTGACGCGACTACGACGAAGACGGCAGACGCAGCTTGGCGCGAAGGCGATCAGGCTCGTGAGAAGCGCAACCGTTTTTCTGGCAACAACCCGCACCTCAACTCGCCGTACTCGAACCTCGAAGCCTTGGTCATGCAATCCCTTCGTCGATATGGCGACATGCACCCCGGCACTGTCGATGGCGAAGTTATGATGATGTTCATAGAATTTGCTAACCTTGTGATTGAAGATTTGCGGGGCCACCCCTATTGGGACAACCCCGAAATGAACTACTACACCCACCCGTCCGAAACCTTGCCGATCCCTGACAACATCATGGTGTCCGGCTTGCTGTATCACTACGCAGTGCAGCAGCAGTCGAACAAGATCGAAGCCTATGGCCCGATGTATTTTAAGATGATGAACCGCGTGCTGTACCACCGCAAGTATGGCTCTGGCAAAATCGAAGTCAGCCCGTGGGACGTATCCCAAAAGCCGACTGGCACACAGTCTTACAACACGGGGAGATAACGGTTGTCTACGACTTACGCGCCCAGTGGAGTAAAGGTAAAAGTTTACCCATACGAAGACTTCCAAGGTATCGACGCAAGTCGTGACGTGGGTGCTCTCGACACTGGCAAAAAGCAGCACATGTTTCGCATCCAAGACGGCTACGCCGACTGGCGCGGCACACTGGTGCGTGACCCCGGAGCCATAAGCCGATCCGAGACTAACAAATACATTAAGCACCTTAACTTTTTTGGGCGCGACTTAGCCGTTTGGGCGCAAGTCGATGGTGGCGGTACGACTTTAAAGTCAGAGCGTGAGCACATAAAATCTGAGGTTTACCCTAAAGCCGCAGTAGTCACGTCTACCAACTTTAACAACAAGGTTGTGTTCGCCAGCCGCGACTACGGCATGTACCAGTACGACGGCTTCAAGTGGTCAGACATCACAGCCAACAGTGACCCGCGCCCAGCTTACATTGTGTCGATCCAAAGACGACTAGCAATCGCTGGGATGCCCGGAAAGCGCACCGTCATAGACTTTAGCCGCGTGGACAGCGAGGACATATTTACGTTCGATGAAGACGAGAACTCTACGTCTGTGCTCAAGGGCGCAGACATCGACGTGGGTAACATCATCGGCACCGCAGACGAGATTAAGGGTCTGGGCGTATTCGAGAACACGCGGCTGGCTGTCTTCACAAACGATAGAACCGTGGCATACGACCTTCATCCCGACTACACGCAATGGCAGATCGTGGATAAGATGAACGTCAACATTGGGTGCATCAGCCACAACACAATTAAGAACGCTGGCTCTGACCTAATGTTTTGCTCACGCGACGGCGTACACTCGCTTCGTCGCTCGGAAACAAACGGCGTTACTCTTTACACCATCCCTATGTCAAACAAAATCGACCTGACTTACCGCGAGCTTTTAAGCCACGTCGATGACCATGAAGCGATCAGTGCTTTCTTCGATCAAGACGAAGGTCAGTACCACATCTTTTTCCCGTTCTCGGAACAGATAACCAAGCGGCTAACNCTGTCCCTNAATCCNATGAAGGGNGGCGAAAGCAANTGGNNNACAGGNGAGTTTCTTAACGCCTGCTGTGGCAGGCAGCTTGGCGGCGTGACCTTAGTCGGCACCCCCGGCGGCATATGGAACCGTAGCCACGTCGAAGACTTGGTAACGCATAGCCCAGAGATGGTCGTCGATACACCGATCCTATGGCAAGGCGCGATCAACGACACTAAGGAAAGCTACAGTTTCATCCTTCAAGCTACGGGCAAGGGTGAGTTGCAAATCGAGGCGTTCGACGAGCGTGGCCGATACCTTTCAGCCATGCAGTTTCTCATCGAAGGCGACGGCGCAGAAAACAAATTCCCAGACGTGCCGCTCAACCGACAGTACGAACGCAAGTTTGAGCACCGATACCGAGGCGTTCAATTCCGTTTCACAACCAAAGGCAAGGGGCTGTTGAAAATCATCGGCTTCGCCGTGACCGTTAGGAGTTAGACAATGGCACGACTTAGACAGCAACACCCCCAGAACTATGTAAACTCTGGCAACATTCACACCGACTTTGAAAACGTGATCCGCTACCTCAACACAGCGGAGCTTGGCGACAAAACTGTAGCCGAGCTTATGGCGACTATCTTTAACGAGGAAGGCGTNNTTGANGGCCCNATNCAAATGCGGCTCGACGCCACNGCAGGCATCCANTACCGCATNGGNCAATACTCTGGCGCAGAAACAGGCTGGGTTACTATCGCAGACGTATCGACGTTTCGTGGTACGGCAGGCGCATCAGTCGGCAACGTCGAAGGCCCGTTCTTCTTTGGACGCGCTGACGTATTGATCGGTGGCCCAATCGCTACGCTTACCGTAACGGCAGGCGGTGCGAACTACGCGACTGTGCCGACAGTAACAATATCTGACCCGCAAGAAACTACAGGCACAACAGCAACCGCTACTGCCACACTGACAGCCGACGCAGTCACAGCAATCACAATCACTAACGCTGGCTCTGGCTACACAGCCGCCCCAACCGTCACCATCACTGGCGGCAGCGGGTCGGGCGCAACGGCAACGGGTACAATCGGGTCGGCCAACAGCGTTATCGGCTATTCGTTTGACCCGTCCACTGAAGACATTGTGGTCTACCGCAACGGTCTGCTTTTGCACGATACGACTACAGCGAACACAGCAGCGCAGTACAGCTACGACACAACCGCCAACACAATAACTCTTGCGGCGACTACCCCTGCTGTAGCCCTTGGCGACAAGGTCAGCATTTACTCTATCCGCTCGCAGTCGGTTACAAACTTCCGTCGTGTCGATAACGAAATCTCTGGCTCGACTACGCTGGTTTCGTTCGTACACACCGATGACGAAAAGATATTAGTCTGGCGCAACGGCATCTTGCAGCAACCGGGCGGCAGCGCAGACTATCTGTCGTCGTCTACGTCGGACACTATCACCTTCGTCGATACCGCAAACCAGCTAACAACTGGCGACAAGGTCACGATTATGACTGTCGAGAACCAGTCACTAAAGACCGTGGCTGGCATGATGTTTGAGGACGAATATACCAACGCCGCAGGCTACATCAACTACGCCAAAGTAGCAGTCCAAGACGACGAAATTCCGCAGGCCAAAGTATCTGCGCTGGCGAACACCCTTCTCAACAAAGCCAACATCTTATCGCAGTCTAATACCCCGTCCAGCCCCACGACTGGCGACCTGTGGCTCGACACGTCATTGGCCCCAGCGATCCTAAAATTCTACGAAGGTACGCAGTGGCTAGAGACTAGCCCAGAAAGCTCACTGCCTACGTTCGTGCAGACGAACGCAAACCAGTACGTGCGCGTCAACGGCACAGGCACAGGCTTGCAATACGGTGACATCGACTTTTCGTCAGTCGTACCCAAAACCTACATGGGCGCAGCCAACGGCGTCGCAACGCTAGACAGTTCGGGCAACCTACCAGTAACGCAGCTTCCCGAAACTTTCTCGACTGTGTCGATCCCGTTCTT